ATAAGCAATGTTGTGACCGATTAGGATAGTAGCACGATCTAGTAATTCTTGAATTGTTACATCATAATTGTTTGCCCTATCCATATTAAATAAATATTCATTGCCTTGATCATCTAAGCATCCAACCATAACTAATTTATTATTAGGCTCAAATGGATCAAGATGCATCTTACCATCTCGTTTGGTGACGGTGTTTTCTACATCTAGTGTTAACTTCATTCTAATCTCTCCTTCAATTGATCTATCGCTAGATTATAACAAGTTGCCCTAACAGTGTAATTGTTAGAAGGGTCAACTTCCCCTTTTTTTAAATATTTAGCTTTATAAAAGTAATCAGCTTTCTTCATTGCTCCGAGATACCAACCAACACTAAAGTCTTTCTTAACTCTAGTAAAGGCATAGTAATCACAGTCTTGTTTAGCATTGTATTCTGTAATGCTACATTCATAATGGGGCAATGGTACAACACTAGTTTGTTTTGTTTTAACATCAACTTTGTGTCCATCTATAATTAAATCATACTCGTATGTATTTAACCAATCGCCACCTAAAACTTGAAGAACTATTTGTTCTCCTATAAAACCTGCTAGATTACCACCACCATTTAATATGGAGTTATTTAATCTACCAACTTCAATTGCCTTCTCTCTTGCCTTTACAAACATATCGTTTGTTACATTTACTTCAATCAAGATTCATATCTTCCTAATTTATAATTCAACTCACAAGTTATAACACCATGCCAACCTGTAAGTTTATTCTTTACAATATTAAGATGCCTTTGTAAATCTTCTTCATCACCGTCATCTTGTTTAGGTGGATTCTTGGCTATCAATATCATAAGATCTGCTTCAGCAGCTTTACCCGTTCTACTGCCTTCCATCATAGATTGATTCAGTAAAACTTTACCTTCTGCTTCAGCAGATAATTGAGACATATAAAATACAGCACACTCATGTTGCTTTGCAATCTGCCTTGCATGTATCGCATTGGCTTTTAATGATTCATCTGCTCTAGCAAAGCCTTGTGACCTAGCGAACTTGTCACCCATATCAAGCAGTAGCACATCAGGTTTGTATGATTTACATACACTCTCTACCCATGACATGTCACGACCAGTAGCATCTTTAATTTTAATTTTATCTTTTATAGGTGCATACAAGTCACGTGCCTTAGATGGATTCTGTTTCACTTGTTGCATTGTCATGCCAGTGGCTGCAGTTAAATATCTAGCACCGACTCTATGGCTACCTTCTTCATTACACAGTACGATGCAGTTAGCACCTTGATGTGCCAAACCATTTGGTGATGCAATCATACTTGCGTGGAAAGATGTCTTACCTGTGTTTGGTCGAGCACCTACTTCAATTAAATGTCCAGCATTCACACCATGAATCATACGTGTGAGTGATGGTATGTTGAAGTGCCACCTAGCCTCAAGATCATTCTTAGCTAACAATGTTTCAATCTCAATGTCATCCCACTCTACATTTAGGTCAGGTGTAAAATCATCATTGTATTGTTCAAGTAATAATCGTAGTGGCTCAAGACTAGTTTGGACACCGTTCACGTAGTCAAAACCTAGGTTAGCTACATCCTCACCAATGACTTGTTGGAATAGTTTTGATAACACCTCTTGTGCTACATCACCACCCAATGGTTGTTCTTTTTTTATTGTTTTGAAAAGTATTGAGTATGCTTGTTTTTGTGCAGTTGTCATTGATGGATGGCTTGACATAAACAATGCTTCTATTTCATCCGGGGATAGAGTTCTCTCATACCTATCCATTGCTAAGTCAATTGATTGTTTTATCTTTCTAGCATCTTTGCTAAACAATCTATCAGGACACCTTGCACCACGATGTTCATCGTAGAACGTCTTGTCCATTAAACTTCTTAATAATGCTAATTCCATATTTTACTCCTTCGGGGTTAGGTTATATAAATTAGTTATGTCTTTTTTATTATAATATTTTAAATCGTCAGTTAATCTTAATACCTTTATATTGTTTACGTATCCTCTTAACTCTTTTGCAAAAGCAAAAATCTTAGGCATAGCATCGGGGTCAAGTGCTATAATTATTGTAGAGAACCGTGAAAGAAAATTCTTGTGTTCTTCTGAGAGTGAAGTTCCAAGAATAGCAACCCCGATAAATGCATCGCCACCAATTCTAGCAGCGCTAACACAGTCCTCTACAACAACACCGACATTACCATCGCCATAATAATATGGCAAGGTATTATTTCCGTATCGTTTCCACTTGGGCAGCCGTGATGTTAATGCTCTTCCAGTAGCATCTACAATTTTATTGCCATCCTTAATTAGGAAAACAACTCTGTCCTCTTTTACATCGTAATGTAAATCCAATTTATTTGGATCTAGACTCCATGTATTACAGAACTCTACTAATTTTTTTCTATTATTATGGGGGACAATATATTCGGGTAACACAAAGGAAGTGAGTGGAGGAGAGACACTTTCTCTCTGTAACTGTGCAGTCATAATATCAGTCGCAGATAGTCTTACCTTTGTGTTACCACTAATGTTACAAGAAGCCTTGTAACAATTCCATACTAACATTCCCATGTTATTAGTAGCAGTGAATGTTTTATAACCACTACAAATGGGGCAGTTAAGTCTCTTAGTATGTCCTATAGGTATGTCTAACTCTAACATATACCCCCGGACAATGTTAATGTCTTTTACCATAATTCTAAAAATCCGTCAATTTTTTTCTTGCATCTAATGCAAAGTTGGCAGAAGTAAAGGTATTTTTCATGTATGGTTTAACACTCTGAGGGTTTGCATGACCAGTGACTGCCATGATATTACCCATAGATACTCCTGCATCTACCATTTCCGTTGTACCAGTTCTTCTGAGGTCAGATAATCGCAAGTTTTGAGACAATCCTGCTTCATTCATGATCTGTCTACCAATGAATGGTAGTTTAGTGAGCGAATAAGGCTCATACAGACCCCTTCTTGGCTTCGGTCTAGGGGTAACATACCTCTGAAATCCAAAGTCCTCACGTTGAGCTTTTAACATCTCATTTAAATCATCAGATATGGGCAAGAACACTTCTGCTTTTCTCTTTGACTGTTTGATGTGTGCTTTTTTCTTGTATAAATCTAAACTTTCCCATGTTAACACTCTCATATCACCTAATCTTTGACACCATTCATATGCCATATGCACAATCAAACCTATACTTCTATACTTGAAGTCAGAATATGCATGATCTAAAAACTTTTTGACATCTTCTTTTTGCCAAACAACTCTTCTCTGTTCTGGTGTCCTCTTTTTTACATTTGAAAAAGGATTAGAGTTACAATACTCCATTTGAATAGCATAATTAATTAGCACCCTAGACACAGACATGACATGATTCGCCATGTGTATGCCTTTTTCACACCATTTCTCGTAACACATTTTAGCATTCTTAGTTGTGATATCAGATATGTTAGTACTACCCAAAGTGCGAGTAGTACCAACATTTGTATCCATAGCTACACTAAGAAAATACTTATATTGTACTTTAGTTTCATTACGTAAGTTATTGAAATCAAACGACAAATAGTATTCTTGTAGTAACTTATTTGTTTTCATTATGCTGCCACCAATTGTTTAAACTGAGGTGAGTTGATCCACTTGGCAACCTCTTGTTCTCTCTTCCACATGGACTCTGCCTTAGTGTCATGACCAGTATTTCTAAGAGTGAAACCATTGTGGTCATCAGCATAAGAAGAGTAGTTTGTAAAAGCTGAGTAAAGAGCAAACACATTCTTACCTCGCTTAGCAATCTCTCTGTGTGCTAACTCATACATCTTGTCCACCATCTTCTCAGACTTGATGATGCTAGATAAGAATGTCTTACCATCTACATTGAGAGGTGTGTCTGCCCACTTCTGTAGCATCTGACAACGTAACTCAAAGTTAGCTCTAGCTTTCTGCACTCTGTTGATAAAGTTACCATAGAGAAAACCACTAGTATTCTTCATCACAATACTGCTGAAGTCCCCAGTAATCTGTCCGTTGCTACAATAGGTATCGATTGCACCTGTATGTACTTGATTAGAACAAGACCCATCAATACCATGCAAAGCAATGATACGTTCATTGATGACTGTCCTATGCTTGTTGGTAATTACCTCATGTTGAACATTGGGTAATATAATATCCAAGAAACCAAAGGTATTATTCCTAGCAGTCTTGATCGTTACCTTTGCGTCTTGTAGCTCGTGAGGTAATCTATTATCCTGTATCACTTTCTTTATCCCATTGAAAAACTGTGGATGTGATGCACACTTAAAACCATCTCCTACAATACCGATATAATCCCCAGTATTTTTGTTGATGACATACTTTTTGCCTTTCATCTTGGTTGGCTTGAAGCCTACTTTGAAGTCAAGGTCAGATCCCTCTATCTGAAATAAAGGGTTAGTTACAAAATCTAATGGCATGATATTTCTCCTTTCTCCATTGTTTGTAATTAAGATACTTTTATGGCTATGTATATGCATAGTCCAATGATTAATAATTTACCATAGTCAAGGTCATACTTTGTTCCCTCTCCATAGTTTACATTAAAAAAGTCAATTAATCTATGAAACATTTTTTATTCCTTTCAATATATGTGCGATGACATCTACAGTCCAACCATTCCCAATCATCTTGTATCGCTGAGTATTGGAAACACCCTCTGTGTAGTTGTCAGGCAAGGTTTGTAATCTCTCACACTCTAGTGGTGTAAGTTTTCTGTACAGATAGTCTTCACTAACTACCACATTATCTTTCTGTACTGTGGTAAGACAGTTGGACTTTGCACTATCGCTAACCTCAAGTTGTGTAGTGAATGGCAACTCAAGTTGGTTATCTTTTCTAACTCCATTCTCATCTAGCCTACGATTAACAATGCGACCAATGGCAACCTTGGGTTGTCTGTGTCCACCTTGCATAGTCGTAAGGGTAGGTGACTTACCTTGAGGTGAATACACTCTCTTGATAATATCAAACCCCTTGATGTCATTAGCCATGCCTACTTGTATAGGCTTCTTGCTTTTGACAAACGTAGGTATCTGTCCTTTATACATAGATGCAGTAAGACAATGTGCCTTGTCATCATCAACAGACTTGACTAGATCTCCTCGCACTCTACCACACCATGTACCCTTGAGGTAATTGGGTGCTTCATCAAAGGGCAAGTCTTCTAGTATATCAGACAACACAATACCTTTATCTTGTGGTTGTGTGACGTTAGGTATGTTAGTCCAATATAATCTGTTACGATTCTGTGCTGACATGAGGGCAGAGTTGATTGCTATAGGCTCAACACCTAGATACTTTGTAATCACATCTTGTGATTCTTTCTTCATACGCACATTCTCTAATAAGAAATACTTTGGCTTGACCTTCTCTAGTATGTCCACAAAATCAAAGAACAACTTACTACGTGGATCATCAAAGTTAAGTTGATGCCCCGCAAAACTAAATCCTTGACAAGGACTACCACCCATCAGCAGATCGATACTACCCTCAGTAGGCACTTTGATCTTAGTTACATCCCCCCATTGAAATGTATCCGGGAAATTCTTTTGTGTAATCAACATAGCATACTTGTCAATCTCACAAGCAAAGTAGTTCTCTACATCAATGTCAGCACGTTGCAAAGCTAACTGCCCACAACTCATGCCATCAAATAAACTTAGTACGTTCATGTGTTCTCCTTTCGTATTACCATATAATCTCTGTAAAGTTTATGTTTAAAGTATAAGTTTAATGTATCCTCATACATAAACATGTAATCATTTTTCAGTGTTTCAAAAGCCTCTTCAAACTTCTGTTTTACCTCTTCTTGATTTTTAGGTGCTTTCAAGACAGTCTTGCTCCCACCTAACTGATCTCTTTCTGTACTACTCATGTGTTATCTCCTCTATGTTTGTAAATTTAAACGCATCGACATCGTTACATGACACATCGGATTCTAGAACACGTATCAATCGTTTCCTAGCTTCCTCTTCTGTATCGGCTTCAATGACATCAGTATAGACCACCATCCACCTCATATCTCAGCCTCAAAGTTACAGTAATCATTTTCTTTCACACAATCTCTAATCTCTTTGCCGAGTTCAAGTCTTGCATACCATTCTAGATTAAAGGCAACATTATTTTCAGTAACATCTTTACCTAGTTTCTCAGTTAAGTATTCAGATAATTGTTTGTTGTTATATGATTCTTTTCCTTTAAAGAAGTTATTAATGTGATCTAGGTATTCTCCTAAAACATCCTCGCACTCTTTAATTCCTTTTTCAATTTTAGGTAAGTCATCTCTATCGAATCCATAATTCAAGTAAGTAGCATAACCTTCTACTCCAAAGAAATCAGCATCATCACTTGATTGAACTCCAAACATAAACTTGCCCTCAATGTCTCCATGATAATATCTACCCATTGTTATCCTCCAAATTAAATTGATGTTTAAGTTTCCACATTGCTATATCTAGATTTCTTATGTCCGATAAGTAAATGTCTTCTATTTCTCTAGCATTACATAAAGCATCTTTTATTGATTCATATGCTTTATTGATTGCTTTTAGTTGATCTTCAGTAAGAGACTTTAATGCTTTCTTTTTCAAAGCCTCTTCCTTATCTCTTTCTAATTCCCATTTAGATTTTCTACCCATTGTCTTCCTCCTTCTCAAAGTAGTTTGATAAAAATGCCTCGACATCATCGTAATAGTTATTGAAGATATCTTGACCTTCGTCTGTGTATCTTTCGTCATTGTTGATCATCTCGACCATAGTGCCGTAGACATCATCTCCTAATTCAGAACTCATTAACCAGTCAGCTAACTGAGACTGTATTTCCAAAAAAGTTGGTGTTGGTATTTTAATTTTCATTATGAAATCTCTCCATTTCTTTTACTGATTGTTTAAATTTATTTTTCTCTACGTCAGACAATTCTGACATAGAGATATATTCATAACCCTCCTTCATTAGTTTCTCGTTAAAGTTATCTATGACTGAAGTATAGTGATATATAGATTCATAGCCCTCTAAAGGTTTATGTGTCTTGCTATCGACTATGACGTAGTCCGTTGGATATATTTCAGTAGTCATTATTTCCTCCTTGGTAATATTTATCTATTAATTGGTAAACTCTGTTTCTAAAAGCATGATACTTACTTCTATCTTCATCGTCATTCCAATCAATCTTGTAACCCACCTCTTCCAATAAATTTGGAAGAGAGGTGTCTAATATTATGAACTGATTGTCATCCATTATGTGTACTCCTTAAATAATTTTAATGCTTGGTCGAATGGTAAAAAGTTTAAACACTTATCCACCATGTGAGGATAATCAGTCTTCAAAAAGTTTTTGAAATAATCATC